TCAATAGGTGGCTACTTTACCAGATTCTTTTGTGTCTGTAACGACAGATTGCACGTAGGACAATAACCAAAAACTTTTTCGCCCATCCTTGTATGGCCTTTGGTATCTGCCTTCACGAATCCGAGCGTCTAGAGTTTCAGGTTCGATATTGAGCATGTGTGCAAATTCTTCACGACCAACTCGACGTTCTTCTTTTGACTGAGCAATACGTTCAGCTACAGCAACAATCTTTTCTAGAATGCTAGCCTCTATTTTAACTATTTGTCCCATTTACCCCTCCTTACTTTCCGCTTTAACAAAATCTGTACCTTCTGGATCTATCCCAAAATATTCACAAATTTCTGTAGCTTTTGTCGCACCTGGCCCATGTCTGGATACATGAACCCAATTCAAAACGTACTTTGGCTTTTTACTATTCATGAGAGCCATTAGATAAAGTTGCTCAAAATCGAGACTACTCATTCTTCACCAACCCTTTCAATCACTGTTTGGATTGCTTTCAAAGTCATGTCTTGATCAACTGGATTCATCAAAAGTGTTGTGATGTGCCAGCACTTAGTTTGATATTTTTGTGCATCTGCTTTGTGAGCTTTACAACGACGATCCAATTCTTCATTAAACAGAAGTAACTCTGCATGTTCTTGCTGAAGCTGCTCAAGTGTCATGTGCATATAGTCACTCATCCCTCAGCTCCTGATTCGCTTTCCAGCTTCATTGCACCTTCTTCTGGATACTCACTTATATAAACGTAGTAACCACTGCCGCTATGAGCTTCATCAAACCAAGCAATTGTTAATTCAGTTTCTAAAAGTTCTGGATCTTTGTTTGGTGCACCAAAGTTTGCTGCTGCATATAATTGCTCACAGGTTAAGTAAATCTTTTTCTCTGGCACCGTCTCGGCTTTGGCTTTATTCCATAACTGCCAAGCATCATTAGTTACAATATTGAAATAGCCATTCATTGTTTCACTGAATGCTAGGATGTCATTTTTACGAATAGCACTTTCACGTTTAAAAATTTCTGTAGTTTTGAATTGTGATTCAAAAGGGATACGTTCATTACCTGTCATTTAAGCCACCATCTCTGCATATTCTTCTTTAGTCCACTCAACAAACTCTTTATAAAGTTGTTGTGCTGGTTTATTTAAACGGTTGTTGTAGTCGATCGTTATGCGGCGCCAAGCGACTGGTACCGCATAATGTTTTGTTAGGAACATTGCTTGATCCATGCCTTGCCGGACTATTACGTAGCCCAGCAATTGCAAGTAGTACATAAAACCAAGCATGTGTTTTGGGCTCACTTTCTTGTACTGATCTTTCATATTAGAGGCCATCCTCTAAAAGATAGGCTGGCTCATGAGTGGCTGCATTGAGTTGACTACGGCGCTTTTTGGCCATATTCCATAAGGTTTTATGAACGTCTTGATGGCGTGAAGGAATTTCTAACTCTAATTCTTCAAGCGTTTTTAGATCTGCCGCATATTGGAGGCGGACGATTAAAGGTGATAATCCATCATCTTCTTGTTTTGTTTGCTTTAACTCTGCAAGGCGTTTGTGCATTTCATTTAATAGTGGCTTACGTTGTTCCTCCGTCCATTTAGTGGTGTAACGGATAACACTATTAACTTCTTCAGGGGTATGAAAGTTCTGGATGCTTTGAACTAATGATTCATAATTTTCAGGCATTGAAATGGTTGCCACTTCATCATTTGCTTGCGCATCTAAATCAGAAAAAACTTGTTCACTAGCTGTATCAGCAGCATCCATTTCAATAAAATCGAGTTCAATTAATCGTTCTTGCTTAGCCAGATTTATTTGGTCAATTTGCTCTTGAGTAAAGCCTTCTTTTTCAAGATTCGCACAAGTTGAATCTAGCTCTTTTTCTGACTGGCAAATACGGATTGCATCAAGCAAAATTTCAAATTGGGCATTAACATTCGGCTTAATATTAAGTTCGTTAGTAACTGGAGTTAATAGGTCTTCGGAAGCTGTGACATTAGTTTGTTCTGTAATAATAATCGCTGGCTGTTTATCTGCAGGGAAAACTTCAGAAGGTATTACTTTTGCCACTGGCTCAGCTTTTGATTTCTTGCCACGCTGTTTCTTTTTTTCATCACCTAAGCGAATAACACTTAAGTCATCATTAACTTCAAAACCTAACGCTTTGGACAGTGCTTTTAATTGAAGCTTGGCGTTTTCTGCATCACGTTGAACGAAGCCACTGTTAATAGAATCAATTAATGCGTTAGTTTTGAAATCTAAAACATAAACCGTAGGTGAATATGTACTGATTACATAAACTTCCTGACCCTCTTCATACTCATCAATAGTTAATGGCTTTGTGAATGTAATGCCAGCCAGCTCAATAGTTTCGATTTTGATGCAGAATTCAAAACCCGGTTTACCAAAAACAGAAGCGGGGAATTGATCTAAGTCAGAAAAGTCCAACATGTCTCCAATAGGACGACAAAGAACAGTTTTACCTTTTTGAAGAGCTGCAAATGCTTCAGCTGCAGTGATTAGATTATTCATGCTGTCATCCCCGTTTTAGCTAATGTTTCAATGTCTTGTTTAACTGCTGGCAGTTTTGCTGCTTCAATTTGGATAAGGGCATCGATACCTAAGTGTTCACAAACTGTTTTTACATCGAGGCCACGTTCAGCTATGAAGTTCTGAAGTTCATCTCTTTGTTGATCTGAGATACCGTTAAATTCAGGTGGACTAATCCAAGTGCCACGTTGTTTATCAAACGTGCAATTCAATGCTTTAGCTCTCATTAACATTGCTTGGCGCATGTTCTGGTAATACATGTGTTCTTTATCAAGCGACTCAGTTAATTGATTTAAATCACCTGCATGCTCAGCTTCTTCACAGCTTTGTTTCCAGTTTTCTAGCTCTTCTTGGGCTTTAGCTGCTGCAAGTTGTGCAGGCGTTAAGGTGTTAATGTGATCTTTAGCTTGAGTAATCAGGTCAGCCAAGAAAGTAGGATGTGCTTTAAGATCAGGTACCCATACTTCACCGGTTTCACCGCCTAAAGCACCTGAGTTTTTTGCATGATGTGTAGGCGAAGGTTTGAAATTAATAACGCGGGCATTTTTACCTTCACCAGTAGTAACAGTTGTTAGATAACCCATGACATCTGCGATACGGTAAAGCTCGTTACGGTTTTTACCACCTAGATCTGGGCGGTAAATAATTTGATCACCGTTTTGATCTTCTGATGCGTGTGCAATGAAAACAACATCTTTACCTAAACTGATCAAAGTATTGATGTATTGCTTGAACGTTTGGTTCGCTAAACCTTGAGCCTTTAACTTTAAAGAGCCATCTTTTTGACGGTTATTAGCAGTTAGCAATAGATGGGTTTTAATGCATTCAAGCATTGCACCCACGGTATCAATGACTACGGTTTTATATGGTGCTAAGTCCTGCGGAGTAAGGTTTGCAACATCACTCCATTGTTGAACCTGTACAACCGCACCTCGACGTAATTCACCAGTACGGTGAGCACCACGGTCAAAGTCAAAAGAAATTGCTTTTTCCGCAGTAAAACCCATCGATGATTTACCTAAACCCGGATCAGCGTATAGGTACACAATAATTGCTTGAACCAATAAAGTTTGGTCAGCCGTAATAATAGGTAGAGCCATTTTTCTTATCCTCATCTAGAGCCGGTGAAGCCGCGTTTTTGCTTGTAAGCTTTGCGGACATAAGTAGGGATGTTTGTTTCACGCAGTTTTATAGCGAGCTGCTTTCTGCGCTGAAAATCGATTTCTTGGGTGAGTTCATTCCAAACTTTTGGATAAGAAGTTTGGAACCTGAACACATTTAAAGGCGTCTTAACTCCGTCTTTAACTTTGTAAAGAACTGAGCCATTAGCATTAGATGCGTACACTTGCCAGCCAATACGAACAGAGTAGAGGCCCTTATCATCACGGCCTAAAAATGACTTGTAGCCGTCGGGGTGCTTTTTGAAATGAGTCATCTTTAAGCCTCCACCAACTTGTTACGTTCGATGAAGCCTTTTAGAAGGTCATTGATGTTGCGGATGTCTTCAAATTCGGTGAAATCGTTATATGACTTACCGTTAATGTCAGTGATTTCATTCACAGTGAGTTGGGTAATATCGACAGCGGTGAATTCAGAACCCGGAACGCCGTAGCTGTCTGGATGAGCTTCAAAATCAAAGCTAACGTTTAAACGGAAGCTATCTAATTTGATGACAGCAACGCCAGAATGTTTACTTGTGATTTTCGCGGTTAACACACCGTAAGTACTTGGTTGAGTTTTAGGTGTAAAAAGAGTAGGTGCTTCTTTTGTTTGGAAAGCTGGCTGCAATTGGCAAGCAACTAAAGAACCACCAGAGATTGCAAGAGCAGCCATGCTGACAAATGCAAATGAGTTGAATGAGTTAACTTTTACGTTCATAATTGATCTCGCAGTTTGCAAAAGCACATCGAGAGGTAGGAGGTTCGGTGTGCTTTTTTGTTGTCTACGAGACAAATACTACTTTAAGTAGAAATTAAGTCAATACATAGTAGGGATTATTTCCTACTTAAAGTTGTATATTATTAGTTTTAAATAATAAGAAACCCACAAAAAGTGGGTTTAAAGTAAAAAATTAATAATTGGTTTCAAAGAAAATAAGCTGAAATTCAATAAATATCTCGGTACAAGCCAACCACTTTTCCAACAAGGCGGCAATCTTCGGAAAGTTTAATAATTTTATCAGGCCAGTCTGGGTTCAATGGTTCCAAGAATTTACTTGTTCCTTCGCCCTCAATGATAAGCTTTTTAAAAGTCGCCTCTGAATCGCCAGCGCAAGCTACAATTACAAGATCATCTGTTTTAAGATCAAATGTTTGAATGTCTGGATTCACATATATTCTATCACCCGGTAGAAAGGTTGGAGCCATAGAATATCCTACTACTTTTAAAGCATATCCATTTTTCCCGCATCTTTTATTTGGCGGTAAATATTCTTCAATTTCCGTATCTTTCAAAACTGTCTCAATCGGTGTAAATGAACCAGCCGCAACCCAAGAGATTACTGGAACCCTGCGTCCTTCGAAACCAACTTTATCTGATAAATCAATATTATTGTCTAACTTAGTGCCATGGTCTAAGTAACTAATTTCCACTCCAAAAATATCAGCCAATGTTTGTAGCTTTTCAATTCTTGGTTTAGCAGAACCGAGTGTATATCTACGAGCCATCTCATAAGAAACACCAATAGCATTTTTTAACTCATTGATAGTTTTAATTGGAGAGTCTTTTGCCTTCATCAATGCGTTGAGTCGGTCCGCAAAGTCTTTGTATTTAGCATCATCCATCAAAATAGGCTTCTTTTCTACTGTGGGTAGAATTTTACTATCAATTTTTAGTTGCACCAATTCTATTTTTGGTAGTATATTTCTTTCTACTTTAAGTAGGTTTTTTGGTGTCATTTATGACTACTCCACATGAAGCATTTAATAACGCTGTGACTTTTGCAGGGAGCATCTCAGCTTTAGCTCGAAAAATAGGGGTTACACCTTGGGCTGCTAGCAAATGGAATCCTGAGAAAATTCCAGAAGATCGCTGTTTGAAAATTGAGGAAATTACTCAGGGTCAAGTTAAGGCAGAACAATTACGACCAGATATTAACTGGGAATATGTTCGCAAGAACCTTAAGAAGCAAAACCAATCCGTGAGCTAATTCTCACAAATTAGCAAACGTGCGTATACGTGAAATTTAAAGAGGGATTCACATATGAGTGAAATCAACTTAAGCCCAGAGGCTAAAACAGCAATTTACAAGATGATTCACCAGTCACAAGGAGTTACGCCGCAAGAAATTGCAGACGTTCTAGGCGATTCATACAAGAGCGTTCTTAACTACGCAAACCCAAATATGGAAACGCATTTCCCAAGTATCAAAAAACTTGAGGCAATGATTCAGTTTACACGCAACCCAGCTTTAGTTAAGGCATGGGCACACATGCTTGGTTATGTTCTAGTGCCAGCTAATCAAGTGGATGAGAAAGGCCATGAAGTCAGCATTGTTGAAACCTTGCTACATATAAATATTAACAATGGCCAAACCAATCAACAGGTCCACAAAGTTTTAGAGGATGGAGTTGTTACACCTGCGGAATTAGCAGATACAGAAGAAATCTTAGAAGAAATGGAAAACCACATTCGCCAACTTCGAGAGGCGCTTAAGTCGGAAGCTGCAACTTATATTTCTAAGGTAAAGAAAGAAAAAGCCTGATCTGGTCCATCAGGCTAGTTAATTCAATTACTTGCTAGAGGAATCGAATATGCAAAACAATTTAGCAAATCAATCGGCTAATTACAACTTACCAGAATTTCTATCTGGTGACGTTGTTGTACTTACTGAAGAGTGCCGCACTTTTAAATCAAATGATTTGTTTGAAGTTAAAAACAAAAACTTGACTAGTTTATGGATCATCAAATCAGAGAATCATTTGATTTTAGTTTCGTCAAAAGAAATCCGCACAGCAACAGTTGCAGAACTTAATGCCAAACGCCGCCTAACAAAAGCTGAGCAAGCATTAGCGGAGGTGTCATGAACAGCTTTACACAGCAAATCAAAGATTCTCGCCAGCAAAGTGAAATCCAATCTTTCTATGAGCCTGCATTGCGAGTACTTGGGCACCTATTTGAGGTGAAAAAGCAAAATTTACGTAACAAAGGTTATGACGAAAATAATGCAGCGGTAACAAAGATTGAATTTTCAGAAGCTATGGCTCGTCAATTTCGCATAACGCAGTGGTTAGCACAGCAGATTGTAACTAGCTTAACCAAGGCGTGTTTGGTTGATTCTTTTGGAGGCTATGTTAAGCCAAAGGATGGTGAAAAGTGAGATATGCAGCAAAAAGAAAACAGGATATTTCCGTTTCCACCACACCGCTAGAGGTGGTAATTCCACTGGAACAACCAGTAAAGATCTATTCGGCTAAAGAATTAGCAGCTATGCCACTTTCAGTTATGAATGCCGCAATTGAGGCTCAGGAAAGATTTTATCAACTTGAAGAATTAACCCATATGGGGGGCAGGCTATAGCAGTTCGCCGTCTCATGGAAGATGGGCAAAAACTAATTCAGGTGAAAGAAAAGTCTCGTACTCGCTACAAAATCAACAACGAATTTATTCCTCCAAGAATTATTCGTCAGTTGGAAATGCGCGGTCTTGTAAAATTAGGAGCAGTTACTGATGTATAAATATCTCCACCATATCAGCGACTTTATGGTTGCTACAGCGCACCTTAGCCCAGTTGAAGAGTGCTTTTATCGCCGTGCTCTCGATTTTTATTATTTGAATGAAAAACCATTACCCAAAGAAACCCAGTCGGTTTTTCGTCGGTTACGTGCAAATACCCAAGAAGAAAGGGATGCAGTATTAATTGTGCTGCAAGAGTTTTTTGTGGAAGAGGAAGACGGGTTTCACAACAAACGTTGTGATTCAGAAATCGCCGCTTATCAAAAAGTAGGGGATAAAAATCGTGAAAATGGTAAGAAAGGTGGGCGTCCACGTAAGGAAAAACCAAAAGAAAACCAAAGTGAAGGCGACTCGGTTAATTCTGAAAACCCACAAAAACCCAGTGGGTTAATTTTGGGTTCTGAAAGTGAAAGCCAAAAAAACCTTAACCATAAACCGTTAACCGATAACCAATATATAGATAGTAGTAGTAATGCGCGTGAAGAAAATTCGCAATTTACACCAATCCAATTTGCTCAGTATCAGATCGATGATCACAAGCGTTACTCAATGCGTGAATTCATTTCTGAATACAGCGAGTTTCAATACGATTTCATCTCACTTGCTCAACAAAGATTTGTTTCTGTACCTGAAATCGACTTGAGAACCATGATTCAAAATTTCGGTGACTGGTACTTTGCAAACGAATCAAGTTCGTTGAATACACCAAGCATCTGGTTGGTTAAGTGGTTCTCTTGGGTTCAAAACAACGAGAAACAAGTCGCTGCTAACCGCAAGAAACAAGAGCAAATCAATTCAGCTGGTCAAAAACCACAAGAGTCGGGTTACTTCGCTAATCTTTTTGAAGAACAGAGCGAATCTCAAATCGTGGATGTAACCCCAGCAAAAAAGTTTCCAATGATTGAGGAGGTAGGTCATGCATGAGATTACCTTGAACGAAGTGCGTCAATTAATCGCTTCTCTTCGCACTGTTTACGCTGCTCAGTTCAATAAGCAATTTCCAGCAACAGGCGAAAGTGCAATTCCTCTGTCAGTGGTTGAGCAAATCGCACTTAAAACACTGGTTGGCGTTCAACAAAACCAATTTAACAACGCACTTGCTCGATTACTTACAGCAGGTGGACGCTTTATGCCGTCATTTGCCGAGTTTCGCACCTGGTGTATCGGTGAAAGTTGGATGTCTCCAGAAGAAGCTTGGTCACGTGCATGTAAGTTTACTGCTGATCGTTCGGTGGTTATTACCCAAATCACAAAGTATGCATTAGATGAGGTTATGTATTTGATCGAAGCAGGTCAAATGAGAGCTGCTCAAGATAATTTCTTCGGCACCTACAACGTAATGGTGGCTAAAGCGCAATTAAAAGGCCGTCAGCAAGAGTTTTACACTCCACCGCTACAACTAGAACACAAAGAACCTAAACACGTTCCTGTGAGCAATGACGAAGCGCAAAAGCATCTCCAATCATTGATGGAACGTTTAAAAATCAATGGTCGTAAACCAGCACCAGTACAAAAACTTCAGGCAAAAGAAAAAGAGCCTGAACTTGCAAAAGAATTAGGTCCAGATCCTTTCGATAATCCACATGAATATGCAGAGATGTGCCGCCGTGAAGGTATGCCGATTCCTAGAAATATTCTTCAGCTAATTGATGGGGCGAATATATGAATAAATTCGAGATTTTAGCGTGGGGCTTATTAATTTCATTTTTTACAGCAGCTATTAGCGGTGCGGTGGTTTTGTGGTGGTTGGCGCGTAAAGAACATGATGAGGTGAAACAATGATTAAAGCAGAAGTTACTGTTGAGGGCGACTGGTTAAAAATTGGTAATCGCAGTATTCGAATGAACCAATATCTTGATTGGGTTGTTCTATTAGATGGGGTAGCAGAAAAACAATTTCGCTTACTTGAAGATGCTATCAAACATTGTTTGGAGCAAAAATATGATTGGTCTGTAATTCCTGCACATGTCAACTTTATGGCAACAGATGAGGATGGGATGGCATGTGGTTGGTTGGTTGAGCCTCATATTGTTGGTAATGCATGGCGAAATCAATCTCATCTTTCAGCGTTTTTTAACTTAACGAAACGCCAAAACCCCTTCAGAGGTGATTGGAAAGACTCACTTGAGAAACGTCCTGAATATGTAGAGCCAGTGCTTAAGGATGGTGAAAAATGAGTCATTTTCATGATGTGCAAACTATTCAGGTTGATAAAGACAAGCAGGTTATTCAATTCACACGCAAGCGTGAAATTAGTGAATGTGATCATGGCCATATCCAAATTTCTGAAGAAGACAGTGAAGTTTTATGCACTGACTGCAACACGAAATTAAACCCTGTTTTATGGATAGCAAAATATTTAAAAGATCTTAATCAAGTTACTCAGCGCAATAACAGAATGCTGGCAGAGGTCCGTGAAATACAGGCAAAGCTTGAAAAGAAAAATAAGTTTATGTGCAAACACTGCCATGAAGTAAACACTATTGATTTTAAGAAGCTTCCTTCACAAGCAGCTGTAGTGCGCGGTATGGCCGTAATTGATCAAGAGTTTGACGGTATGAAAGTGGAGCATAGCCGATGAAGTTAACTAAACAGCAACGTGCTGAGCTAAAACAAAAGTTTGGTGGACATTGCGCTTACTGTGGTGATTTGCTTGGCGATAAGTGGCATGCAGACCATATCGAAGCAGTGAAGCGAGATTTAATTCATGTTGGTGGTGGCAAGTTGATTTCAGGCGAAATGACTAGACCGCAAAACGATACTTTAGAAAACATGAACCCTGCATGTGTTCCTTGCAATACAAACAAATCGTCTATGCCGCTGGAAGGGTGGCGAAAGTTGCTTACACATTACCGTGATGTGCAGTTATTACGTGATAGCACACATGCTCGTCATTTACTTCGTTTCGGTTTGATTGAAATTAAGACAAAACCTGTGACGTTCTTCTTTGAGAATTATAAAGGAGCCAGTCATGAGTGAGTTTGAGGGTAAATCTGGAAAGTGGGCTTGGGAGATTCAAAAAGAACAACAAGCGAATCTGGATGAGCTTAAAAAATCAATAAGTGAAATGGCTCAGAGGTACAGAGTTGAGGCACATGAATTAAGTCGTATAAGAGATTTTGAAAAGTCTCAGATGTATAGCCATTTTGCTAGGGAGTTGGACCATTTGCTGAAAGGTGGTGCTTGATGTCATCAGTCAGCATTGCTGAATACCGTAAGTTATTTCCTATTAAGAAAAATAAAAAGCGGCGTTCAGCAAAGCAAGTTGCTAGACAACCAAGTGTGGGTGAAATGGTACTGGCAACGCATTTAAGAGCGTGCAAGATTGGTTTTGAACAGGAATATAAATTCCATCCAACACGTAAATGGAGAGCAGATTTTTTAATAACGGGTACAAAGATTTTGATTGAGGTAGAAGGCGGGATCTGGAGCGGAGGCCGTCACACAAGAGGCAAGGGCTATTTAGGGGATATGGAGAAATACAACTCCGCAGCAATGATGGGTTTTACGGTTTTACGGTTCAGCACAGAGCAAGTTAAGTCCGGTATGGCATTAAAGCAAATTGAATTATTAATTAAGGGTAAATAGGAAGGCGATTATGTTGGTTGAAAAGTTTGATTTTATTGAGTTACTTCGCCTTGCTATTGCTCAAGGCAAAGCTGAAGGAAAGAAAATTTCGAAAGATGTAGTTTTAGGTGAATTAGCGCTGTTATCGCCAGCTGCAAAGCTTTGGGCCACTGTCTTGATTGAAAAGGTTGATTTTGAGCGAATCGCAATAATTACCCCAGCACAAAAACAGACTGAAACTTTTTACAGTAAGTATGACTTTAATTTTCAAACCGAACGCCGTATTGAAGATATTCCGGGTAAGGTTGAGTTTGTTCGTGGTGAGATTAAATCAGGTAATTTTTTCCGAGCGCGAAATAAATTAGCGGTAGAGATTCATAAAGAAATGGTAAAGAAAAAATTTACCCCTACTAATGCCCAAGGTGATCTTACTAATCTGGCAAAAGGTATGGCTGAGATTATTTTGCGTGGCCATGTTTTTGTTAAGGCTATGTGTGGAGTCTGCCAAGGGTTGGGTAAAATTGAGACATTTGGTTTAAATGGCTTTCCAAATGGGGCCATGTTTTGTGGGAAGTGTAATGGAACTGGAAAACGACCATATACGTTGAAAGAGAAAATGAATATTGCTGGCATTGATGCAACTAAAACAGCTTATATAAAGAGTTATCAGAAATTTGAGCTGTTTGGAGAATCAATCGTTGCTGAATGGGAAAATGAAATTAGAACGCGTATTTCTCGATCATTCCGTTTTGAACTTCCTGATAGTCAAGAAACTTGTGCTTGACAGTTGGGTATACACTTGAGTATAAAGATTTCTAAAATGGGCGAATTATACATACTACGCCCGAAAGTATTTATCAAATTAAAGCCCACTTTCTAAGTGGGCTTTTCCGAGTCCTGTTGGGGTTGCTGTCGACCTCCTTGTAAACGGGAAGGTTCTGAAGCTGTGTCATTACTGAAACAGGAACCGCAAGAAGACAGCAACGACTGGGCGCCACATAGATCAACAGCTTCATGGGTCGTGGCATTGTTTTAAGGGAGGATTCTATATGGATCTACTCGAACAAACAGGCTCAGCGGGCTATTTAATTGGCTTTGCAGTATTGTTTAATGCACTAGTTGTATCATTCGTACCTGCATTAGCTTTTACGCTTACTTTGCTTGTATTAGTAGTGTGTTTGGTCATTGTGAAATTTGACTAATAGCCGACAAAAAATTCGTTAAGAGGTTTTTTTAAGGTCCAGAAATGGACTTTTTTTTATTGTTGGATTTTGCCGAGCGTATTACGGCACAAAAGGGCCCCGCTAAATATCGATTATTGGCGGGGCTTTTTATTTTATGTGTTAAGCTGCCATTCATAATTTTATGGATTAGCTCAATGTATATTTGTATTGGCGGTGATTTAGACGGTGAAATTGTTAATAACCGTGAAGGTACATATTTTGAAGCAAGTGAAATAGATCCTAGTAAGCAATCAACATATAACCGCCAGAGTTATAAAGTTGGTGAAAATACATATCGTTTTTGGCTTTGTGCTGAAATGCCATATATGAAAGCAACAAAAATTGTTAGTAGACATTTAGCTGAAAAGTACAAGTATCTAGCTTGATTTAATTTTTCAAAGTAATTAGCCCACCAAAAGTTATTTTTGAAATGCTGGACATATCTAGGCACAGGAAGCTGCGTTAAATATCGATTATTGGCTATGCTTTTTATGTTGACAATTTATGATTTTAGTTTATGTTTTTAAAGTTATTTTTTAATTTTAATTTCCCATGGATAGCTTTTACTTTTCAATTATGTGGTGGAATGTCGGTCTTTCACCACCAACAAGCCAGAGATTAAAAAATCAAAAAAAAATGACAAAAGAAGAAAGACTAGTTGTGTGTGCAAAAAAAATAAAACAATTTATGAATTTGGGTTTTGATTTTATTTGTTTGGGAGAGGTTTCAAGTGAGGATGTTGTTAATCTTTCTAAAGAGTTAAATCTGACAGCTTCTGATTACACTGTAGTAGATGGATATAATACCGTTGGTAGATTAATATTTGATACATGTATTTTTTATAAGAAAATACATAAATTAGTTGTTGATATTAAGCCATATGAGAATTTAGTTTATACGACTGGCGGTAGAAATTCGAAAGTGGGACAGCGATTTGAATTTAAATTTCTACCAACAAATGATGTAATTGTCCTCTTTCTATCACATTGGTCTGGTCAACAGTCTACAGATGACAAACTGTATGAAAGTATCGCTCAGGATTTAAGGAATGCTCTCAAAACAGACATATTGCAAAAAAAACATATTATCTTATTAGGTGATTATAATGTCGAACCTCATCACCAAAGTATGGTCTCTAAATTACAAACATCTAGAGAAAAAGAATTAGTAAAATACCGAAAAACACTATTTTATAATCCTTTTTGGAAGTTTCTTCCATTAACACAAGATAAAGATGAAAATAAATTGTTAGGAACTTATCACCTTAGACAGACAGGATTGTTTAATGATTGGCATGTTATTGATCAAATTTTAATATCTAGTCTTTTTTTTGATAAAAAGTGGAAGTTTGATGATGACTGTGTAGAAATCATTGACACAAATTATTTGTTAGAAGATCCTGTATCTGATCATATGGCAATCAGCATGCTGATTGAAAGGGTAGTATAAATGGCTAATATAGAAAGAAGAAATTTCGGTGCATCTATTAATTTAGGTATTCAGGCTTCCGACGTTAAAAAAGATAATATCAAATCAATATTCGAGGTAATAAATGCTGTAAAAGAAGATCTGGAAGCTTTTACAGAAAATAAAGTATCTTTAGGAATGAGAGATAGTCAAAAGCATCAACTTCTTAAATTTACTGCGCTATTAGCTACATTTAATAGCAACCATCCAGCTATCATAAACCCTACAAATCAAGTGATCTTTGTATTTTCCATATTAGATAACTCTAAAACTGAGGATCTAACAGTATTAGAGTTTGATTCTAACGGTTTACCATGTACCATCTACATTGATGGAAATAGAATCACATCTGCAGATATTCAAAGTTTTCAAGATAGTATTGAGACCTTACTTTCTTCGCCAAATACTGGTGAGAAAATTAAGCGACTTATGAATGTAAAAAATCAAGAAAATGTAACTGAAGCTCAATCAATCACTTTTGCTGCTGAATCAAATGAAAATAAAGTAGTTGATGACGATCGAATTTAAAAAAAAGTTATGTGAAACCCACCAATCGGTGGGTTTTTTATTGCCTACTTGGAGTGTTTATGACTGAGTTTCAAAAAATCACGCGAGAGATAAGACAGCTTCAAGTAGATCTAAATCATTTGGGAAGCTGTACAACGAAAGGATTATCTACAGAACAGATCGCTCACTTAGATGAGCGATTTTTTTTGGCCATAGCAAAGCAAAATAAATTAATTGCACGTCTCAACAATAAGCCTGAGGGCTTCTTTTAAGGAGCGTAGGGCATGGACGGTAAAGATTATTTTTTGCTTACAAGAAAAAAAGAACCTAAAACCAAACCCAAATCCAGACCACTGCCTAAGGCGAAGCAAAAATATCTCGAGGCTGAGGCAACACTTAAGGAAGAACTTGAGGATTTGGCGATTGGTTTTGAAAGTAAGTTTCAACCGATCCATACCAAACACTGGCGCTTTGATTTTCATATTGTGAAATTGCGTTTGCTCATTGAAATTGAGGGTGGGCCCTGGTCTGGTGGACGTGGTAGAAAGCTGGCAAATAAAGCATGGAGTCTTGATCGATATGATCAAGCTGAAGAGATGGGTTATAAAATAGAGCGCTTTCATCCAGATTCTATTTTGTCGGGATATGTCATCAACTGGATAAAAAGTGAATTAGCGAGAATTGAAGATGGAGCAAATAAGACCATTTCCACCGACTGATTTTATTGATCAAGCAGATGAAGAAGAAGCAATTAGACTAACACCGGCACCAGATCTAAAAAAATGGGTTGTTGCTAATTACTTAACTATTGGTGGACCTCTTTATAACCCCGATCATGATCACATAGCTGAGCTGCTTCACGATAATGAAGAATTTTTAGCATTTGCTTGGGCCTCTTCTGCATATAAAAGCAAGCAAGCTATGGTGTTAGGCCAGTGCGAAAAAGTCATGTTCAATGTTGGTGGCTGGCGCAAAGCTAGACAAGAACAACAGATGCGAGACTGGTTCGGCTTTGTGCCAACATACTTAATAACTGTCGACGCTTCTTTTTGTGAGCGTGCAAATGATACAGAGTTCTGTTACTTGCTTGAACATGAGCTTTATCACATTGGAGTGATGAGAGACGAGGACGGAGAAATTGTTTATAGCGATAGTTCTGGTCTTCCTAAGCACTATCTAGCTGGTCATGACGTTGAAGAGTTTATTGGCGTAGTTAAACGTTATGGCCCAAGCAAAAATGTTAAGCGACTTATTGAAGTCGCAAAAAATCCGCCGTTTGTTTCGAATCTTGATATTTCAAAATGCTGCGGCAACTGTGTAATCAATTGAGCCTAATGGCTCTTTTTTTTGCCCATTTTGTTATACGTAGTTATACGATGAGGAAGTTATGGCGACACTAAAAGAGCCTGTGAAAATCTTTATAGTTCAGTCTCTTGCTTGTCGTGATACACCTCAAGAAGTGGCTGAACTCGTTAAACAAGAGTTTGGCGTTGATATAGATCGTGTTCAAGTTGCAACTTATGACCCTACAAAGGTTGCTGGTAAGAACTTAAGCAAAAAGTATGTCGAACTATTTGAAAAAACCAGAGATGAGTTTGATAAAGGTTTGATTGATATTCCTATTGCTAATAAGTACTACCGATTGAAGCAATACCAAAGACAGCTTGAGAAGACTAGAAACGTCAAAACAGCCTTAAAAATTCTTGAGCAAGCCGCTAAAGACATTGGTGGTCAATTTACTAATCGCCAAGAAATTACAGGCAAAGACGGCGGACCATTACAAACGGTTAATTCGGATGTGCCTGTTCCAATGGAAGATTACTTAAAAGCGCGGAGGGAAGTCTTAGATGAGTACTGATGCGGCTCGGGATAAAGCCATCCTGATCGAGGCGCAAGAAGATTTATATTTCTTCACAAGGTACATGTTTAAGGAGCGCCGTGGTTATAAATGGATGCAAAATTGGCACCACTTAGAAATCTGCGAAGCATTAATGAAAGTTTATCGCGGAGAGATAAAGCGGTTAATTATTAACGTTCCACCACGATATTCTAAAACTGAAATTGCTGTAATTAATTTTATGGCTTGGTGTTTTGGAAAGAAGCCTGACTGTGAGTTTATTCATATCAGTTACTCGGCAATGCTTGCCGCAAATAACGCCTTCCAGATTCGAACACTCGTACAAGAGGAGGCGTATAAAAAGGTCTTTCCTGATCTCACATTGCGTGATGATAGTAAGGCTAAAGACTTCTGGAGGACTTCTCAAGGCGGTGTCTGCTATGCGACTGGTACAGGCGGTACGATTACTGGTTTTGGTGCGGGTAAACTTCGTAAAGGCTTTGGCGGCTGCATTATTATTGATGACCCGCACAAAGCACATGAAGCTTCATCAAAAACTATTCGAGAAGGGGTAATTGATTGGTTTCAGAACACACTCGAATCGCGTACTAACTCGCCAGATACGCCGATCATTGTGATTATGCAGCGACTTCATGAAGATGATTTAGCTGGATGGTTGCTAGGTGATAGAAAAGACGGCGTTCCTGTAGCTGGTGGTAACGGTGAAGTATGGGAGCATCTATGTCTTTCAGCTATTCAGGAAGACGGATCCGCACTGTGGCCAGCAAAACACAATATCCAAAAATTGAGGCTAATGGAGCAAGCAGCACCATATGTATTTGCCGGGCAGTACCGACAAATGCCATCACCGCCAGCAGGCGGTTTTTTTAAGCCCGACAATATTCAAATTGTTGATGCTTTGCCTGCGGATGTAGTGAAACAAGTTAGGGCTTGGGATTTTGGGGCTACCGAAAATGAGGGCGACTTTACAGTAGGTGTGCGAGAAGCTCTAGGCGCAGATGGTTTTACTTACATTGTCGATGTAACTAGAGGACAGCTTGGACCTGACAATGTGAATAAGCGCTTAGAACAAACAGCAAAAATAGATGGGAAAAAAGTTTCTGTGCGTCTACCACAAGATCCCGGTCAAGCTGGTAAATCGCAAGCTAGTTCATTTGTGAAGCTTCTTGCGGGTTATAGCGTGATAGCTAAGCCAATTTCAGGTGACAAGCTTACACGTGCACAACCATTTGCGGCCCAAGTTAACGTAGGAAATGTACGAATGCTCAAAGGTGAATGGAATAAGGATTTTATTGATGAGCTTCGTCATTTTCCTAATGGCACACATGACGACCAAGTGGATGCAGCTTCAGATGCGTTTAATGAATTACATGAAGGTTTTGAAGCCTTCTTTGCTGATATGGGATTTGCTCGATGAGTGATGTAACTTTTCAACATGCTGAATATGTTAAGAACTTGCCATACTGGCAAAAACTTGATGATGTTTGTGAAGGTGAAGATGCAGTTAAGGCTAAAGGTGAAAAATATTTGCCGATGCCAAATGCACATGATAAATCACCTGCAAATAAAAGCGCTTATGAGGCTTATCTTACCCGTGCAGTCTTTTATGAAGTAACAGGGACTACATCAAATAGTTTAGTTGGTGCAGCTTTTGCAACCGATCCAAGTTTTAAATTTCCTCCGGAACTTGCTCATTTAGAACGTAATGCAAATGGTGCTGGTTTAAGTACTTATCAATTGGCTCAAAATGGAATTCGCCATTTATTGAAGCATTATCGTTGTGCTTTATATGTAGATTATCCTGATGTGCCGCCAGCTCGTAATCTAGCGGAATTTAAAGCACAAAAAGCCTATCCGATGATTCATTTACTAAATGCCCTTGATGTAGTGAATTGGGATTCAGTAATGATCGATAACCAGAAAAAGCTTTGCTTAGTGGTTATACGTGAATTTAAGTCTGAGCGCGGTGCTGATGGATTTAGTAAAACCGAACAAGAGCAATATCGTGTACTTCGTTTAGAGCAAGAGGGTAATGGGGAATATATTTATTCCGTTCAGGTGTATACAAAGGGTGAAAAGGGTAACTGGGTTGGCGGAGATAAGAAGTTTCCAACAGATTACAACGGGAATTTCTGGACTTATATACCTTTTACATTTGTAGGTGCAATTGATAATTCAGAAGAGATTAAAAAGCCTCCATTACTTCCTTTGGCTAATCTCAATTTAGCCCATTACAGAGACAGTGCGGACTTTCAAGAGTCCGTTTTTTATATGGGGCAACCTCAATATTATGCGAAGGGTGTTAATTGGGAGTGGTATGACCAAGCCAAGAAACGTGGCATCTACATTGGTGCGAAAGTACTTTTGCCTTTACCTGAAAATGGTGGTTTAGGAATTGTACAAGCCGACCCTAATACTCTTGCCCGGGAAGCGATGAAAGATAAGTGGGAAAAAATGAAGGAGATGGGGGCGCGTTTAATTGAGAAGGGCTCGGGAAGTAAAAAGACCGCTACCGAAGCGAATAGTGATGACGCCGTTCAGCATTCAGTTCTTTCGCTCTGTGTCGTTAATATGAATGAAGCCTTGTCAGCAGCATTACGATGGGCTGCTAAGTTTGTAACGCCTAATGTGGATGTTCTAACTAAAGATGATTTGATGTTCGAAATCAGTCAAGAATTTAACAAACAGGGTTATTTAGCTGAGTTAGCTCGACAGTTATTTGAAGCAGCTCTACAAGGCCGATCTTCATTTAAATCATGGTGGGAATACAACCAAACAGGTATGTTCCCTAAACAAAAATATGAAGAAGAGCTTCAGAATGTTGAAGCAGAGCAAGATGGGACTTTAAATCAAAAGGTAGAGTGAGATGGCAACAGATATCAAAAAACTATTTGAAGCACTCACTCAGCACCAGGCCTATCTTTATCGTGCTTCATCAAAAACGGTAAATGAGTTATTGGCTTTATTCAATGATGATACGAGCAAGATGCTATCTAAGCTTCGGGATTTATTGGATGAGCTTAATGAGTCGGAGAAAGTTGCTTTAGCTGGTGGTAAATATACAACTTCAAATTTAAGGGAAATTAGGGATTTGATTGTCCAATGGTTTGCCAGTGTTAATTTAGCATTACCTGAAGCTTTTGCCGTTTCTGCTACGGCGCTGGCTGTTTATGAGGCCAATTACGTAGCTAAGCTCTATGGAGCAAAAATTAATAAGCCTGATGGGGAAAAACTATTCTTATCCGCTAAAAAAGTTCCGTTGGCAGGTGGCGCTCTTGTCGATGATCTGCTTTCAAGAATTGCTGAAAGTGCCCGTCAAAAGGTTGAGTATGCAATTCGAGATGGTATTAATTCAGGCAAAACTAACCAAGAAATTGTTCAGCGTATTCGTGGTACCAAACGGCTTAACTATGAAGATGGGATCTTAAATGGTACCAAAACTGATATTGAGCGAACGGTAAGAACTGTGCGAAGTCATGTAGCTAATCAAGCCTATCTAAATAGCTTCAACCAAATTGGCTTTGAATATGTCCGATTTGTTAGCGTTTTAGATGGACGAACTTCTAAGCTTTGCGCTTCATTAGATGGTTCAGTGTGGGAAATAAATGATCCGGCAAAGCGAGTGCCGCCGTTACATCCCAACTGTCGCAGTATCTTGGTTCCGGTCGAGAAGGACGGTCAACTTGTTGGCGAACGGCCATTTGTCATGGACGAACGTCGAGTTAAAGACATTCCAAAAGATGAGCGAAGCCATTTAATAGGGCAGTTAGATGCAAACACCACATTCAAAGAGTTCTTTAAGAAAACAGATGATTTCTTTCAAAGGGAGTGGCTAGGGCCAAAGCGCTTTAAGCTCTATAAAGATGGGAAATTTGATTTTGATAAGTTCTTTGATCCAGAGGGGCGGTTATACACATTGGACCAACTTCGAAAGTTGGATGAGCAAACCTTTAAGGAGTTGGGATTATGAGTGAGTCAAGACATTTAGTGCTAAAGCGTCACCCTACTTTGAAAGGTTATCTGGTTATTTGTGATGAAGAAACTGGACAACCTCTAGCTGGACAAAGAGCAGTACAGATGAATTCTGATGCCTTAAATGGACCCGCAACAATTACTGTAACTTTTGAAGCATATGGTGCTCATGGTGTTCGCTTAGTGAGTGATGCACCAAGGCCAAATCAAACAAAGGAAATGTAGCGAAAGGTGGTAAAAATGTCAGAAATATCTGTTGCTGAATATGTAAAAAGAAAAGAAGAGTTAGAAAGAACCCTAACATTTCAACTTGCTGAATTGATCAGTAAATTTGAAAAAGATACAGGCGTAAATGTACAAGATGTTTATGCAAATTTTTCTAGCGCCACTTGTTTGGGTGGTTCAGAAAAACACTTTCTAACTGGTGTGACAGTTAAAACCTCAATTTCTAATTAAACCAATTTATTAATTCAATAGCACCTTCGGGTGCTTTTTTTGTGAGAAGAAAATGACCAAAGACGTAACAGAGCAAGAGTTAGTTGAAAAGTCCGAGGCACCTCGAGTAACTAAATCTCAAATTGATGCATTAATGGAGCGTGTTTCTTACACGGTTGAGCAATGTCCCGGAGTCACAACATCTACTTTTGTTCATGCATTTTTAGATGGAAAGTTTTTTCTAGCTTCGGGTTTTAGTGCATGTGTGAATGCTGAAAACTTTGATGCTGAAATTGGTGAGCGTATAGCTCGAAGCAACGCAGAAAAGTCAGCCGAAAATAAACTTTGGGAACTCGAAGGCTATCGTTTATTTGCCACAAACTTCTAAGTTTTTAATCGAAATAAAGCGTCCTTAGGGGCGCTTTTTTAATGTCTGCCGGAAGCGGATGTGGACGGTGAATCCGGGCGGATGCCCATTTGTGTATATAGGTTGGATGACCAATGAAACTTAAAACAGTAACGATCGACGGTAAAGTTTATGCGGAAGTAGACGGCGATAAGCCGATCTATATTCATGATGACGGCAAAGAAATGCCACATGATGCACCACACTCGGTAGCAACAATTGCACGCTTAAACAATGAAGCTAAAACACATCGTGAAGCCAAAGAAGCAGCCGAAAAAGCATTAAAAGCTTTTGAAGGAATTGAAGACCCAGCGGCAGCTAAAAAGGCATTACAAACAATCCAAAATCTCGACGATAAAAAGCTGGTGGATGCCGGTGAAGTTGAGAAAGTGAAAGCTGAAGCTATCAAGGCAGTTGAAGAAAAATATGCTCCGATTGTTGAGCAACGTGATGCTCTTGAGGCCTCATTGCATAAAGAGCTTATCGGCGGTGGTTTTGCTCGTTCTAAGTACATTCAAGACAATATTGCAGTACCTGTGGATATGGTGCAAGCGACCTTTGGTCATCACTTCAAAATCGAAGAGGGCAAGGTGGTTGCATATGATCCGAACGGCGAAAAGATTTATTCACGTGTTCGCCCTGGTGAACTTGCAAATGTTGATGAAGCTTTAGAGTCATTGGTTGGTGGATACCAGCATAAAGACTTAATTCTTAAAGGTGGTAAAGGAACTGGTGGCGGTTTTCAAGGTGGGGGCAAAGGTGGAGCGCCTGCAGGAATGAAACGCAGTGAAATGTCTGTTTCTCAGAAAGCTGACTACATCAAAGAACATGGCAATGATGCCTTCCTAAAACTGCCGAACTAATCATTAAAAATTTGGAGATAAGTCGTTATGACTACAACAGTTAACTCAGACATGATCATCTACAACCAATTGGCACAAACTGCTTATTTAGAGCGTTTGCAAGACAATTTGAATGTATTTAACCAAGCCTCTAATGGTGCAATTGTTTATCGTAATGAGATCATTGAAGGTGATTTCAACAAAGAAGCATTCTACAAAGTGGGCGGTAGCATCAAACATCGTGATGTGAATTCAATCGCCAAAGTAGTTCCAGAGAAAATTGGTTCTGGTGAATCTGTAGGCGTAAAAGTCCCGTATAAATATGGTCCTTATGCTTCTACTGAAGAGGCATTCAAACGCCGTGCACGTACACCTGAAGAGTTTGCCATGATTCTTGGTTATGATTTAGCAGATGCATTGGTTGCTGGTCGTTTACAGTACAGTTTAGCTTCTTTAAAAGCTGCTATTTCTAGTAACCCGGATATGGTTGCTAAAGGCAGTATTGCTGTAGATGGGCGTAAAGCATTAACACGTGGTATGCGTAAGTTTGGCGATAAGTTTGGACGTATTAGTTTATGGGTAATGAACTCAGATACCTACTTCGATATTGTTGATGATGCAATCACTAAGCAGATTTATGGCGAATCTGAAATTGTTATCTATGGCGGTTTACCGGGTACCTTAGGTAAGCCAGTCTTGGTTACAGATGCCGTAGGTGATGATGATGCATTTGGTTTACAAATGGGAGCTGTTACTGTTACAGAATCACAAGTACCAGGCTTCCGGGCGTATGACATCAATGATGAAGAAAACTTAGGTATTGGTATGCGTGCTGAAGGCGCGTTCAACTTAGATATTCTTGGTTATAGCTGGGATACATCAAAAGGCGAAAACCCTGACCTTACTTTACTTGGTTCAAGTGCCAACTGGAAAAAACATGCTACTAGCAACAAAATGACAGCAGGCACATTGCTTGACTTGTCTGGCACAACAACTGGTTAACTCATAAACATCTCACTATAAGAGGGCTATTAAGCCCTCTTTTTACATTAAAGAGAAATGCATCATGAAGCTAATTTATACACGTATTGCTGCTGCAGCTGCGTTAGAGGTTGGAACTATTGCCAATCCTGATTATTACGAAAATCCGAATCGAAGTGCCGAAGAAGTAATTATTTACGGTGATTACCCGAAAATCCAAAATGATTACGAAGCTCTGGATATTCCAGTTGAAGTTCGCAAGTTGGAAGAGCCTGCAAAAACGACCTTGGCCACAGTAAATGTCGCGGTGGGAATTACCCCTGAGCTGCAAGAGGTCATTGATAATACAAAAGCTGAGTGTGAAAAGGTTGTTGAGGAAAACGGGCAACTTAAACAGAAAATCGAAATCTTGGAACAAGCTAGTGGTGATAGTTCGGAGTTAATTTCTGAAAACTCACGTTTAAAAGATGCTGTACTCCAAGCAGACAATGCTGCTAAAGCGGCTGAAGGAAAGGTAGTAAGCATTCAAGCAGAGTTTGAAGCTTTTAAAAATGATATTCCTGCAATGCAAGCGCGTATTGCTGAATTGGAATCTGGAAAAGCGGCAGAAAATTCAACAACAGAAACGGCAGTTAATGATTTTGAAAACTGGTCAAATGATCAATTAAAAGAGTATTTAGCTAGTAAAAACATTGGTTACAAGCCGTCTGCAACAAAAGCAGAACTCCTTAAATTAATCCCGAAGGAATAATGCAATGAGCTTTATTACTGTAGATGACGCAAATTCAATTTTGGGCAGCGATTTTGCACCAGACAGTGATAAAGCTCGTCTGGTAAAGCTGGCTAATGTTTGGATGAAAAACAGAATAGGTTTTGTACCAGATCCTATTGATCCACTTCTTAAGGACGCGGCTTGTGAAATCATCAAAGGAATTCTGGCCAAAGTAATTTATAACGGCAAAGACCAGCAGTTGAAGCGTAAGAAAGTTAAAGCTGATTCTGTTGAGTCAGAAAAAGAATACCAAGATGGATCTGAAGCAATTTCTAGCTTTGAACAGATTGCAATTGATTTTATTGATTCACTTGATTTGAAAGATCCAAATGCAAGTTTTAATGGCTTTGGCATACCACTTTACAGGGCATGATATGGGCTTACGTGACGAAATTCAGGCAGATATTACCGAAGCATTTAATGATGATTTAGCGGACGCCGTTCATTCTTTTACATGTGACCGGGTTGTTAGCACAAAGTGGAATCCTAAAACGAATTCTTCTGAAAATGTAATTGAGCATTACGAAGGCCGTGGTGTTTTATTTGCTTCTTATAACCAATATGAAGTTTTAACTCTTGGAGTTCTTGCAACTGATAAGAAGGCTATTGTGCTGCAAAATGAAGTCACTAAAGAGCCAAACATTGATGATGAATGGAACACGGCGCAAGGCACTTTTCGCGTCATCCATATCAAACAGGACCCAATTAGTGCAAGTTGGAAATGTCAGTTGAGAAAAGTTTAATGACTTGGTCAGTTTACAAGATTTATGACAGCGTTCAGGTAGTGCCTGACGATGACTTTAAGCCCCATTCATTAATACATTGCGAATGCCACCCTCGATTTGAAGGTGGCATTTTTATTCACAATTCATTTGATGGTAGAGAGGCCACCGAAACGCCTTTGCCAAGTTAAAAGGTTAGTCCATGGTTAATACTGATTATGTGCCTGAGTGGTACATTTCACCATTTCAACATGTTCAATATGCACTTGCTAGAAATCAAATACACATGGATTTGCTATTTGAAGATATGGGCAGAGCTGATCAATTTTTGGATATGGGTGCAGATGCTCAGGTTAGTTCTTATTCGGATGGTGCTTATGTAATTGTCCAAATTGGTGAAGCAGCGGATAAGGACCAAATACAAGTTTATGGACTGCTTTTACATGAAGCAGTTCATGTTTGGCAGAAGGTTAAGAAGTTGATGGGAGAAAAAGAGCCTAGTCCAGAATTTGAGGCATATTCAATTCAATCGATCGCTCAAGACCTTTTTGAAATGTATGAAGAAAGCGAGAAGTGAAATGTTTCATAGCGTGAATGATGGTAAAGGTAATCGCAGAATATATGTGAATAACAATGAAATTAAACATGTTCTTTGGGCGAATGAGGAACAGGGTTTGGTTTGTTGTTTCAAGTATCCATACAAGATTAATAAGCGCAAAGATGGGCTTTGCACAAGAATATTGCGTGGCAAAGTTAAAGTGGAGATGATCTATGGGGTGGACGGGAGTAAAGCCGACTAGCTTTAGTTTTGAAGTTGAGAAACAGGCAGATGAGCTTGTAAAGAAAATCACAATGGATACAGTTCAATCACTTGTTGTTTCAAGTCCAGTTGATACTGGAGCTTATCGAGCATCGCATATTATTTCTGTTGGATCTGGTGATTACGGTGTGCGAGAGCCCACTACAAACGCTGTGCAAGATGCTGCGATTCAAGCTGTGAAATTTAAACTTGGTAGTTTGATCTATATTCAAAACAATAAGCCTTATGCAGAGCGCTTAGAGGATGGTTGGTCCGATCAAGCGCCGTTGGGTATCTACAGCACAACGTTTACTTACATTACTCAAAAGTATGGTGGCTAAATGGCAATGACTTTAGAGCAGGCGCGGCAAGCAATAGTCGACCGTATGATGAGCTTCACAGGTATTTCTCAAGATAGAATCCAATATCCAAATGCTCCAGGCTTCATAGTGCCTACAAAAGGCTTATGGTGCCGTTTAGCTATCTCAGGAGGACCAAGCTTTATTGCTGGACTTTCTGATAAGCCAACTACACGTCGCACAGGTAATATTTTAATCCAATGCTTTGCTCGGCCAGATACAGGTGATAAAGAAATCACAGATCTAAGTGATGCATTACTTGATCATTTTGAATATTTCGGAATCGAACATTTAGAATGTATACAGGGGCAATCCGTTTATACAGGAAAAGATGCTGACTTCATTCAGTATAATGTGACGATTGGATTTAGGGTGAATTGATATGTCCTGCATGCTTACGCAAGAAGAAATTGAAATTAAACGGCTAGAACTAGAACGACATTTGGAAGCTGTAATGGCTGAAGAGCTTAATAAATGGCAATTGGCCAATAAACTATGTGTTTCTGATGTGAATATACGTTTGGCCGATGTTAGTTGCCTTGGCAGCGCAAAGCATAATGTAGTAACTGGAGTAAGTGTCGATCTAGATGATTGATCTCAATTTTTAAAGAGATTACCGCTTAAGAGCGGTTTTTTTATTTTTCAAATTTAGTAACCACCTTTCGAGGTGGTTTTTTTATGCTTATAAGGAGTAAAAGCCATGTCGAGTGGTGCACGTCAGCTAACACAAATCGCAAGAGAAACAACGGTAGGTGTAACACCGACACCGTTTGCTCGAACAACTTTTGAATTTACAGATAATGGTTTAGATGCCACAGTTTCTAAAGAAGAGTCAAAGTCTATCACTAGCGGGCGCATTGCTCGCTCATCAATGATTACAGGCGCAGAATATGCCGGTGAATTAAAGTGTGAGGCAAAATATAGCCAACTTGTGCAAGATTTAATGGCAGCGGCAGCCTTTAATAGCTGGTCATCCAATGTCCTTACTTTTGGTGGGGCACTTCGCCAAACATTCTCAGTACTTCGCGGCTTTGAAGACGTAAATGATTACCACGTTTTCCGAGGTTGTCATGTAAATACCTTTAGTATTGAAATTCCTGAAGCAGGCTTAATTTCGATGGCATTTGGCCTAATGGCTTTAGGTCGAACTAACTTCTCAACACCACCCGCTGGGGCAGTAACTCCAGCAGATAACAGTCCTAAGCTATCTAATGTTTCTGTTGGTGAAATCTTACTTGATGGGGTATCTCAAGCAGGTATCTCTTGCTTGACGCAATTCTCATTCAAATGGGATAACACTATGAAGTTGCAAAAATGCTTAGGTGAAGGAATCAATGCTAGAGCTATTTTAGAAACACTTGCAGCCGGCACAGGTTCATTTACTGCTGCATGGTCACGAAATACTTCAGACATGTACGAAAAACAGTTCACCAACACTTCAATTTCATTGAAGGTCCCAATTACAGACACTTTGGGTAATTCTTACGAAATTTTTATTCCTAAAGCTGAAATTACAGCACCATTACCGAGTGGTGGAAACAGCGACATTTTAAATGCTTCATTTGAATATAAGGTAGTTGAAGAATCGCCAATCATTACCCGTATTCCAGCACCAAACCCAAATCCTTAATTTAATTTTACTGATGGCAGCCTTTATGGCTGCTTTTTTTTGGAGTAGAAAATGGCTTTAAAAGTAACCATTCAGACTAGTAAAACAGTGAGTAAATGGCGGGAGTACGTTGATAAAGAAGGAAATGTATTAGCTGAATTTAAAATTCGTGGTATCTCTTATAAGCCATATCAAGTGGCCCTTGAACGAGCAAACAACCAAATTACCTCCAAAGGTTATGATGTCAGTAAAGCTTCAAAAGAAGATAAGCTTTATGGTGAATTGCTTCTTGAAGCTACTGCATGTCACCTAATTGAAGATTGGAAAGGAATAGTGTTTGGGGAGCAAAATGAAAAAGGTGAAATATTTGAAACTGTGCCTGAATATTCCTCAGAACACGCGACAAAGCTTTTAAACGATGGTGATCTTGGCGTACAAATTTGGTTATTTGTATTGAAAGAAGCTGAGAAAATCCAGAAAGAGGCGGATTCTTATAAGGATGAAGTAGTGGGAAAGTCGTCAAGCTCTACAACTGGTCCAAGTTCAACTCAGAAGAAGAAGCGAACGACTACGGCCAGAAACAAACGGCAATCGCCAAAGCCTTAAACTTGAAAAAGCCAGAAGAATTTCAGAAGCCTGAATATTCATTTACCTCACATGCAATTTTATCGGCGTATAACGTTATTTCGCGCTCAAGACGTTATGAGCAAGGCATTCCTCTAGCTTTGGATATTTCATCCATATCTGCATATTGTGATCATTACGAATTGCCAGTCGAAAGAGATATTTTTAACGACTGTATTTTTACGATGGATAATATTTTTCTGGATGATTCTCACAAAAAAATGAAGCAGCCTATTAAAAAATAACCCTAGAGGTATTTACTTAAAATAACTCTAGGGTTATAATTGCTTCATCAAGTTAAGAAGGGAATGGTGTGAAAAGTCTGGATTTAATCAAAATGATTGAAGCAGACGGTTGGTATGAGGTTAGGGTTACAGGAAGTCATCATCACTTCAAACACCCAACCAAAAAGGGGTTAGTTACAATCCCGCATCCTAAAAAAGATTTACCAAACGGAACTGTTAAAAGCATTTTGAAGCAAGCGGGTCTAAATTGACCCGCTGTTTCCTGACTTTAAATATCTGCCCTTTACAACTAACCATAACGCAGTGGGCGATATGTTTATGCCAAGGGCATGGAGTGTTGAGATGTTATATCCAATTGCAATTGAACGAGGATCAGATACCGAAGCATTTGGTGTCACTGTTCCTGATATTCCGGGTTGTTTTAGTGCTGGCGACACATTAGATGAAGCTATCGAGAACGTAAAAGAGGCTATTTCTAGTCATTTAGAAATCCTAGCTGAAGATGGTGAGGAAATTCCTTTAGCATCTGAAGTAGGTAAGTTTCTAGATGATACCTACTATAAAGGAATGATCTGGGCCGTTACTGAAGTTGATGTTAGTCGTTACTTAGGTAAGCCAGAGAAAATCAATGTTACTTTGCCAAGCCGATTAATTCGGAAGATTGATGATAATGTTGGTAAGGATAAAAGATTTAAAACCCGATCTGCTTTTTTGGCCGCTGGTGCTGAAAAGCTACTACATGCTTAAAATAGAGAAGCCGCTCAATCGAGTGGCTTTTTTATTTTCCACCTGCTAAATTTAACTTATTAATAACGATGGACTTTACAATAAATGGTGAAAGTATGAAGAAAGTATTAGCGGTTGGGGTTTTTAGTTTAGGTTTAGTTGGGTGTATGACACCAATGACACCTACACAACAGGCAATGCCAGAGATTTCACAAGTAATAGATGTGCCAGATAAATCAAAAGATCAGATTTTTGAGGATTCAAAGATTTGGATTGCTCAATCATTTAAATCTGCAAACAATGTTATCCAGTATGCAGATAAAAATACTGGATCAATTATTGGTAAAGGTAATATCCCGTATCCTTGTGATGGCTTTATAGATTGTGGTGCATTTGGTAATGATAAAGTTAACTTTACGATTAAAATTGATACCAAAGAAAATAAAGCAAGAGTAACAATTAATGATGTTACTAGAACCAATCTGACTTATGTACAAGGTGGTATAAATAATATTGGAAAAGAAGTTCCAATTACAATTGTCCAGCATCAGCAAAAAATTACTGCAAAACTTAATAATGTGATTGATCAATACAAGACAGCAGTTACGTCAACTCAATCCAATGCAAATTGGTAATTTGTAATCGATTAAATAAAAAAGCACCTTAAAATTGCTTTTTTAATCAAAAACCTTTGTAAATCTTATTTAATTCAAATAGCCCACTCAATGAGTGGGTTTTTTATTGCCTAGAGGAAAGCAGAGATGACACAAGAATCACGGTTGGTCATTGTTATTGATTCAAAAAATGCAGAGCGCAATGCTCGTAATCTTGGCAATGAGCTAGAGAGTATTGAAAAAAGAGGAGACTTTGCAACTAAATCTATGGATGGTGTTTCCGTGGCAACACGTGCTTTGGCTGGACATATGGCTGGCCTTGCAACCATAGGTGCTGCTGTTGCAAAAATGGATACGTATACTGGACTTCAAAACAGACTTAAATTAGTTACTAACAATCAAATTGAGCTAAATAAAGCAACTGAAGATACATTCCGCATTGCTCAAAAAACATATTCAGCGTGGGACTCTGTACTCCAGGTTTACCAACGTTTTAGTGATAATGCCAAGACATTAAATCTAACGATGGATGATACAGCCCGTTTAACTGAAACAGTTTCTAAAGCGGTTGCAATCAGTGGAGCTAGTGCAGCGGCGGCTGATGCTGCTTTAGTTCAATTTGGTCAAGCTCTGGCAAGTGGAACCCTCCGTGGCGAAGAGCTTAATTCTGTAATGGAACAGACACCTGCTCTAGCAAAAGCCATTGCACAAGGTATGGGTATTACAGTTGGTCAATTGCGATCAGTGGCAGCTGAAGGAAAAATTACCTCCAAGGAAATTGTTAAAGCACTTAAAAATGTTCAAGATGATGTTGATGCTCTATTTGCAAAAACGGATATTACGATCGGTCAATCACTTACCCTTTTAAATAATGAAATCACAAAATTTGTAGGGGAGGCTGGTAAAGGAAGTGGAGCAGCTCAAACTTTATCGGGATCAATTCAAGTTTTAGCAAGCAATTTAGATTTATTGGTTAATGGAGCAATAGTTGGAGGGATTGGATTAATTACTAAGGCTGTATTAACGAAAACATTAGCCATTCAAGCAAGTATTGTTGCTTCAGCTCAACAAAGGGCCGCAAATTTAGCAGAAGCACAATCTCAAGTACAATTACTGGGTGTGGAAGCAATGAGAGCAAAACAATCTGCAGCATTAGCTCTCACGGAAATAGGCCTAGCAAGAGCAGAATATAATGCAGCAATTACCGCAAATGAACGTGCCGTTGCTATACAGCGTAGAACTGCAGCTGAGATTGCACACAGTATTGCCTTAAAAGAAGCAACTGTGGCTACAATGGCATATACAGTTGCTCAGGGGAATTTGAATAAAGTAGCAACCTTAGGTAGTCGAGTTTTAGGATTTGTTGGTGGCCCAATAGGCGCACTCACATTAGGAGTCACTGCACTAGCTGCGACTTACAGTTATTTTAAGGACAAGACTGAAGAGGCTAATAAAAAGCTTGAGGAGCAGGCTGATGTAGCCAATAGATCAGCATCAGAATTAAAAAATTTACAAGGACAAGCCAGAACAAAAGCAATTGATGATTTGACCACCGCATTTAAGGCTCAAAATGATGAGCTTAAAAAAATGGAATATGGTGTAGGTTCTGCACTTATCGATATTCAAAATTATGCACAAGGTAATGTTGAAGTAACACGTATTTCGAATGAGGCTCGTTTAGGAATAATTAGCTATAAAGAGGCCCTGCAGCAATTGGGGAAAGAAAAGTTACCTCCGACACTTAGAAAAGCGCTTGAGGAACAAATTGAAAAATACAAAGATGCATATGATAAAGCCGATAAAACAAAAACGGCCATTAAGCTTTTTGGTAAAGAAGTTGAATTAACAGGCAACAAGGCACAAAACGCAGCAATAGAACAACAAAAACATGCTGATGCAATTAAAAATACCAAGCAAGCAGCAGATGATGCCCAAAAGTCACTAAAGAAGATGTATGAAGATAAGTTGTTTGATACGCAATTTGTTGAAAAGGTGATGAAGCGAGGATTTACTGAAGCCCAAGCCAACGATCTTCTGAAAGTTTATAAAGATTCGATTGCCAAAGGTTTAAAAGGAGCTGATCTAGAGACTATTAATCTGCAAAAAGCGATTTGGAAATCTGAGGAATCCATTAAAGCGCAAACGGATGCAAGAACAGAGTCTATTCGTGAACAAAATAAAGAGTTAAAAAATCAGCAAAAAGTTATGGCTGTGAACGCTCAGGTAAAAGCCAATGCTGCTAAATATAATTTTTCAAATCTTGAATCTAAATATGAACTTTTACCAGGTCTACTTTCTGCGATTAATATGCAAGAAAGTAAGGGGAAAGCAAGTGCAATTGGCCCACAAACAGAATTTGGGACCGCTAAAGGCGGCTTTCAAATGCTCGATGGTACAGCAAAGCGCTGGGGGCTAGTTGGCAAAGAGGTTTTTGATACAGGCAAAGCGGCTGAAGCAGCTGCCAAATATTTAAATTTCCTCTTTAAAAAATTTGGCAATTGGGATAAGGCAATTTCTGCCTATCACGCTGGGGAGGGGAATGTTGAAAAAGGTACTAATATTGGTCCAGTAAATCGTCAATATGTCAAAAACGTTAAAGGATATGTTGCTGGAAATAATGGTTTCGACATGGCTGGTGTGTCTGAGAAAGATTTTGATTCATATCTCAATCAGTTCTTGAAGACTCAAGAAGAAGCTGAGAACTTAAGAAATCAGTACCTTGATAAAGATACACTTGCCGAAAAAGAGCACTTAAAAACACTTAGTGACTTAAAACTGCATTTTAAGGGTGAAGAATTAAAAAGTTTAACTGAAAAAGAAGTTAATCGTTTTAATGCTCAAAAACAACTCAACGCTCAACAACTAGAATATGAACTTAATGAATATAAGTTGAATGAAGTTCAAAAACTTGAGATGCAAAAGCAAACTAAATTGCTGCAAATTAAGGCATCAAAAGAATATTCTGATTCTGAAAAAGAAATTCGAAGCAAGGCTGTAACAGCCATGTTTGAATATGAAATTACAGAATATCGTAAGCTTCAAAAGCAAAAGCTCGAAGAATATCAAAAAGCAATGTATGAACAAGCGTCTATCGCTCAAGCCGATGCATTGGGTCTTAAAGCTAAGCAGAACCTTGCTCCAAACCAACTAGATTCATGGAATTTACAGAATCAGTATAGTGATGAAATGCAGAAAGCTACTGAAGCATATTCTTCAAATGCGAAAACAATTTCTGAAGATAAAACCATTGTTGATGAAGAGAAGCGTTTTCAAGCTTTGCTTGATGCAGAAGAAATTTTCCGCCAGCAAAAATATGCAATTAATGAAAAATATACGCTAATGGAACAAGAACTTCAAAAATCATCCCGTCAGACAGAAATAGAGATTTATGGACAGTTGTTATCTCAAGCCTCTACTGTATGGGGAAATATGACGACAATGGTTAAGGAGTCTGCTGGAGAGCAATCTGCAGCATATAAAGCTATGTTTTTAGTCCAGCAAGCAATGGCTATTGGGACAGCCACGATTCAGGCTTATCAAGCATACAGTAATATATTGGCTAATGCGCCTTATCCATTGAACTTGACAATGGCGCCGATTGCTCTTGGGCTTGGTATGGCAAATGTAGGCTTAATTGCAGCACAGACTATCGCAGGATTCTCTGATGGTGGTTACACTGGTAACGGGCTTAAACATACTCCAGCTGGTGTGGTCCATAAGGGTGAAGTTGTATGGTCGCAAGATGACATTAAAAGATGGGGTGGTGTGAGTGTTGTTGAATCAATGCGAACAAGTTCACCAAGCGGTTATGCTAACGGCGGGTACGTATCTAATAGTCAATCTGATGCGATTGCTACGAGAAGGGAGTCTAGACAATTTGATGCGATTAACTATGGAAGAATGGAAAAGGCGCAACCTACTGTTACCATTATCAATCAGACATCAGAGAAAGTGGATGCTACCTCTGATTGGGATGGTAAAGAGTTGACAGTCATTTTAAAAGAGTATCAGAAACAAAATGAGGCAATGATGGATTCGAAGATTGAAAAACGATTTACGATGTCTAAGCGTCAAGGGTGGTAATTAAATATTAATCAAATGTAATCATTCAAATTAAAGACCATAAAGGTTTGAAGCACTTTCGAAATCAGATGGTGATTTAATAGTTACAATTGGTAAGATGTTAGATCAGAAAATTGACCTTGGTTGATATTAGTCTCTAACGAGATTTCCACAAGGTTATTTGTTACGTAAGGCCATTAAAGGAAAGAAAGGATATGGTTGAAGATAAACAAGAGAATCCATTTGAAGGTGCAATGTCACAACTAATTAAATTTATCTCTGCCAAAGATGATTCAACACAGTTGTTGATCAGTCATTTGGTTAGTTATCTTGAGGAGAAAGGGGTTATTGATATTGATGATTATTTGGAATATACAGAGAAAGCCAAAGATCGACTGATTAGCAAAATCAATAATGGTTCCAATCCAGAAGAGAGCGAACAATTTAAATTAGCGGTACAGCAAACATTTAATTGGCACATTGAAGATTTTAAGAAGTCAGAAAATTAATTTTAACCTCCTTCGGGAGGTTTTGGTTTTAATGAAAGTGGAAGTTTAAATTTCTAAATGCACAAGCCTTCAAACTATTTAAAATAGATTATTTAAGATGCTTTCTAGTTTCCACTTTTTCGTTATTTACGGTATAGTTTTATTAATCTGGTCATACTTTAGATATGGCTATTAAAAGCTCGCTTAATGCGGGCTTTTTTTGTGAGAAAAATTTATGAGTGATCTTAAATTTACTTTCGAATGTGACCTAGAAGGTAATAATCAAACTCAACGCTTTAATACGTTATCAAGCAAATTTGGTGATGGGTATGAACAAAACATTGCTGTAGGTATCAATAACCGATCTGGTGAATGGACTTATCAAAGAACGGCTTATAAAGCCGAAATTATGCAAATCAAAGCATTCTTTGATGACCATAAAGGTGCTGACTCGTTTCTTTGGGATTCGCCTTTAGACGGTGAGGTTCGAGTTAAAACAGGTGAATATCAACCACGCTGTTTGGGCGGTGATGTTTGGCAAATCTCCACCACCTTCACCCAAGTTTTTTACCCTTAATTTAAACCCCTTTAAAGCCCCTATTTAGGGGCTTTTTTTATGCGAGTAAGAAAATGACGATTCAAACTGTTAATCTTGGTTCAGCTCCGACTGGCGCAGGCGGCGACACATTTCGCTCAACTGGCGCAAAAATGAATGAAAACTTTACGAACTGGACACATGCAGCTAGTCGTTATGTAGGTACTGCTGCTGGGAATGTGATGGAAGTTGGTGCTTTTGGAGTTGGAAAGTCAATTCTATTAGGTAGTCAAAAATTATCAACATTGAGAGGAGGTGGTAATGCCTTTTATTGGCAAAATAATGGTAATAATATTTCAAGTGCTGGA